CAAAAGAGTATGGCAGATGCCAAATAGATGCAGTTCCTCCAGAAGAAATACTTGTATCTTCCAGAGCAAAATCACTTAAAGATTGTGATTTTATTGCTCATAGAGTAACAAAAACTGTCTCTGAGCTAGTTGACATGGGCTTTAACAGAAAAGATGTTGAAAACCTACCTAGTGCAGAAGAAGAAGTTTTTAATACCGAAGCTGTTGTAAGAAGATCGTATGATGATGCAACAACTGACTTAGAAGCACAAATGATTGATCCTTCTATGCGTGTAAAACAAATTACAGAGTGTTACATGCGAGCAGATGTAGATGGCGATGGCATTGCAGAGTTAAGAAAGATTACAGTTGCTGGTCAAGGTTATGAGATTTTAGATAACGAAGAAATCGATCACGTTCCTTTTGCAACTCTAACTCCAATCCCCATGCCTCATCGATTCTTTGGTCTAGCCCTTACAGATTTAACAGCAGATTTACAGCTAATTAAAACCACAGTTTTAAGACAAACACTCGACAATATGTACTTACAAAATAATGCACGTACTATTGTGACAGATGGACAAGTGAACTTAGACGACTTATTGACTTCCAGACCTGGTGGTATTGTTCGTGTGAAATCACCTAATGCAGTTCAACCCTTCCCTACTCCTAACTTCTTAAATCAAGGTTTAAGTATGATGGAGAAAGTCGATCAGATTAAAGAACAACGCACTGGTGTTAGTAGAACACAAATGGGTGCAGATCCAGATTTAATTCAAAAGTCACACACTACTGCTGCTTCTACAAGAGCATTAATGAACGCAGCTACACAAAGAATTGAAATGATTGCACGTGTCTTTGCAGAGACGGGTGTTAAAGATATGTTTAAACTAATTTATGCTAACGTAGTAAAGTATCAAGATGCTGCACGTATTGTAAGACTCAGAGGAAAATATATTCCTGTTGATCCTCGTTCATGGGTATCGAACATGGATTTAACTATTAGTGTTGGATTAGGTAATGCAGATCCAGAACAACGATATGCTGCTCTTGCTCAGATATTAGCAATCCAAGAAAAATTAATTCAAGCGGGTGGAATGGGAACATTGGTAGATCAAAATAAAATCTACAATACCATTTCCAAGATTGTGGAAGTAGCGGGTTATAAATCACCCGAACAATTCTTCATCAATCCTGCTAACGTACCCCCTAAACCACCACAACCACCAGAGCAAAAAAATCCATTGGTAGGAGTGGCGTTACAAGAACTAGAGTTAGAACGTCAAAAAGCAATGGCGGATATCCAACTACAACAACAAAAACTAGAAGCTGACATCGCTTTAAGGAAAGAAAAGATGATGGCTGACTTAGAGAAAGAAAGAATCAAAAACGAAGGAGACCTTCAAGAAGCAATGGTAAAGAGAGGAATGAGATGAGCATCGGTAGTGATCCCAGAATACAAGCTATTATAGAAGCCTATAGAGAAGGGGAATACGATCCTTATTATCAGCAAAATAAATTTGAAGTAACACCAGGACAATTCTATAATCCTATTTATGATATTCGCACTGAACAGATTAAAGCGGGTGAATTAGAAGAAGGTGCAAGATTTCCTAAACCTTTGATAGATACTGCTCCTAAAGAAGAAACAAAACAAGAAACAGTAACAGAAGAAAAAGTAGAAACAGAAAAAAAGAGCGATGAAGAATTAGAAGATTACAGTAAAGGTGTGCAAGCTAGAATTGCAAAACTTACACGTAAGATGAGAGAAGCAGAAAGAAGAGAAGCTGCTGCAATCGAATACGCTACTGCAATCGAGAAAAAAAGAAAACTAGATCAGGAAAGATTTAATAAAGTTGATTCTGATTACACTGCTAAATTTGAGGAAAGTGTAAAATCTGGTATGGAAATGGCTCAACAACAATTAGCCACAGCCATTGAAGCAGGTGATGCAACAGCTCAAGTAGCAGCAAATAAAAAAATTGCTGAGTTAGCTTTCGAGAACGCTAAACTTCAGCAAATAAAACAAAACAAGCCAGTTCAACAGGAAGAACCTGTTAAACTGTCTGACGGTGGAAGATTACCAAATGAAACCCCTCAACAAATGCCTCAGGCTGATCCTATGGCTGAAGATTGGGCTGCAAAAAATAGATGGTTCGGAACAGATAGAGCTATGACATTTACTGCATTCGAGATTCACAAGGATTTAGTAGAAAAAGAAGGTTATGATCCTAAATCAACTGAGTATTATACTGAGATTGATAAAAGGATTAAAGTTGACTTTGGGCATAAATTTGGTAATACTGATACAAAGCAAACGAACAGGGCCGTTCAGTCGGTAGTTTCGGCTAACAGAAGCTCAAAACCTGGTCGCAAAACTGTGAGACTCACATCATCACAGGTAGCAATAGCTAAAAAATTAGGTGTGCCACTCGAAGAGTATGCTAAACAACTAAAACTCACGGAAGGAGCATAGTATGAAAAAAGACGAAAATAAAACTTCTCGTGCGGCTGTTACTCGGTCAAAAACTGAAAGGCCAAAAGAGTACAAGCCACCATCTTCTCTAGATGCACCACCAGCGCCTGACGGCTTTAGGCACAGATGGATAAGAGCAGAATCAATGGGTTTCAATGACACCAAGAATATTCATGGTAGATTGAGATCTGGTTATGAGTTAGTGAGAGCTGACGAATATGATTCAGATTCATATCCTGTAGTGCTAGACGGAAAATACGCTGGAGTGATTGGAGTAGGTGGCCTTCTCCTGGCAAGGATACCCGAAGAACTCGCGCAGTCTCGTATGGACTATCAGCAAAAGCAAACTGAAGGTCAAGACGAGTCAGTCGAAACCGACTTACTTAGGGATCAGGATAAGAGAATGCCTATCAAAATTGATAGAAATTCTAAGCACACTTTCGGTGGTACAAAGAAGTAATTCTTAAACTATCCGAAATAATATCAACCGAACTGGAGGCCGTTTTACGACGGCAGGTTCATAAGGAGTAATAACTATGGCAAATAGAAACACACAAGGTTTTGGTTTGATCGCTCAAGGTACTGTTGGTTCAACAATGGCATCTCAAGGTCAAGGCAAATATCTTATCGATGCTGGCTATGGTGCTGATTTGTTCCAAGGTACAGCTGTAAAAAGCTCTGCTGGTTACATTATCACTGCACAAGCTGCCATCACTAACACTTGTATAGGTGTGTTGAATGGAATATTCTATAACGACGCTACTACTAAGAAGCCGACGTTTGCGAATTTCTACAACCAACCTATTACTCCAGCTAATAGCGAAGACATTACTGCATTTGTAATTGACAATCCAAACCAACTTTTTGTTGGTGCGATTGATGCAGCAGCAGCTCAAGCTGAATATGGTAAAACATACGGCTTAACTGTAACTGCAGCTGGTTCAGATTTATCTGGACAGTCAAGTTCAACTTTAACGTACGCTACTAGACATGCAACGAACAATCAATGGAGATTGGTAAGAACTGCAGAAGACCCTGAAAATAACGATATCGCAGCAGCGAATTGTTCAGTGGTTGTTGCACACAACTTAAACCAATACTTCACTGGTGCCGTTTCATGGGCATAATCGAATAGGAGATTAAATTATGGCAATATCACGAGCACAGCTAGTCAAAGAACTAGAGCCAGGTTTGAATGCACTATTCGGCCTGGAGTACAAAAGGTATGAAAATCAGCATGCTGAGATTTATACAACAGAATCATCTGACAGAGCTTTCGAAGAGGAAGTAATGTTAAGTGGTTTTGCAAACGCAGATGTAAAAGCAGAAGGTCAAGGAATTGCGTACGACGACGCGCAAGAAACTTACACTGCTAGATACACAATGGAAACGATCGCGCTAGCTTTCGCTATCACAGAAGAAGCAATAGAGGACAACCTTTATGACAGACTTTCTTCTAGATACACAAAAGCCCTAGCAAGATCTATGTCTAATGCAAAAGAAGTTAAAGGCGCACAACCATTGAACAACGGTTTACCAGCAATCGCAGCTGGAACTGCTTTTCAAACAGGTGATGGCGTTAACTTGTTTAGTACTGCTCACCCAACTATCGCGGGTACAGTATCAAACACTTTAACTACGCAAGCAGACTTAAACGAAACTTCATTAGAACAAGCTTTGATTGATATCGCAGCTATGACTGATGAAAGAGGTTTAAGAATCGCAGCTAAAGGAGTTAAAATGATAATTCCTTCTGCGAATCAGTTCAATGCTGAAAGACTTATGAAGTCTCAAGGTAGAACTCAAACTGCTGATAATGACATCAATGCAATCAACAGCATGGGAATGATTCCTCAAGGTTACAGAGTGAACAATTTCTTAACTGACCCTGATTCATTCTACATTATCACGGACGTTCCAAATGGTATGAAAATGTTCTCAAGAACTCCATTGACAACTTCAATGGAAGGAGACTTTGATACTGGTAACGTTAGATACAAAGCTAGAGAAAGATACGCTTTTGGCGCTTCTGACTTTAGAGGTATCTATGGCGTTGAAGGTGCGTAAGCAATAATCATTTTTGTGGCGGAACATAGTTCCGCCACATTTACAAAATAGAAAGAAAAAACCATGAAACAATTCACAGTAAAAATATGGGCATATGATCACTACGCAAACTTTAATGTTTTTGCGGAAGATAATGCTATTTCTCTTGAACAATCAATCCTTGACAAGTTGGGAGAAAAGAGTATAAACTGGGAATATCTCGGAAACAACTATAATAACGAGATAAATCGAATAACTTATGAGGAGGTTATTGATGATACAAGACCTATACAAAGCAAAAAGGTCCTTGGAGTTGAAGTGGGAACAGGAGCATCTAGATAACAATAGATATACTCTTGAAATGGTCAGAATTGATGACAAAGTTAAAGAAGTCATTACTAAGATCAAGCTTGAAGAAGCTAGAATTGCTCACTTACAGAATTCTGTTGAAGGTTCTGCTCCACAAGTTTCTGTAGCTACTTAATCAAAAGCTACACTGCTGAAATTGCATAAATACCTTAGGATCTCTTGCACTCTACTAAAATCTAATATATAAATAACTCACTATACATTTAATAAATGATGAATGCTGACGCGTATAGTCGACAACCCTAGGGACAGTATTCAGATATCTAGGAGGATATTAATATGGCAAATACTACATTTTCAGGACCAGTCAGATCAGAGAATGGTTTCGAACAAGTAACAAAAAACGCAACAACGGGTGCATTTACAGTTAGTGCTACTTACGGAGCATCTATTACAGGTGGTGTACAAGCATTAT